CTCAGGCATCAAAACCCGTCCAGCCACGGCATGTTGCCGACGTAGCGGGATCCGTGCCTCTCGGGATTCTCACCGTAGATCATCGGCTCAGGGTCGGCACGGTTCATGTAGAACTGTGCCATGCGCTCCAGCCCTCCGCCGTACTCAACGGCGGCCGCCTGCGCATATCCGAACTGCTCTTGACGTTCCCACACCTGCTGGATCACCCAATCACCGAGGACCTCGTGGAACAGTTCGCTCCACTCAGGTTCGTCGCCGTCCGTCGCCAGGACGGTCGGCTCTTTGCGGAACCAGACCGTGTAGTTGATGATCGTGCCAGGAATCGGCAGCAGGTAGAGCTCATCCGCCCAGATGTAGAAGGTGCGCGGATCGCTCGTCGGTGCATCCCCACCGTACCGCTGCCATGCCGTCTTCGGCGAGATCTCGCGGAGGCGAACCTTCGCATCATCCTGCGTGATCGCCACGATGTGCATCGCCGTGGCAGGCACTGCGTAGTTCTGCGTGCTCGGCACTGTCGCCAACGCAGACGATGCATCGAGCCACGGCCAAGCGAAGCTCGTCGAAATGGCACGAATGCCCGAATCGAGCTTGAGGTCCAGCTCGGCGTCAGGTAGGCTCCCCGTGCCGAGCAGCGTCGCGTCGCGCACATAGTCGCGCAGCTCACTCCGATCCATTCTCGGCTCTCCTCTTGTGGCCGATGCAAAACAGCTCGCCCTTCACTGGGCGGGCGCTACACGGCCGTTCGCTCTTTGTGATTCCCTGACAGTGCGAAGGGACGAACGGCCCGCCTGGCGGTGCCAGCCGCATATTGTCGTCCCTGAAACCTGAAGGCATCGACTCAACGCTCCTGGCGGAGCCGATGCGTACACCCGTTTTGGAAACCTCTCGAACGTCTGCCAAAGTGCCTCCTTCGTGTGTCGGGCGAGGGGGCCCGAAGGCCCCCCCATCCCTACGCCGCTAGGCGTGGATGTCGTACAGCACTCCGTGACGCTTGCGGTTGGTAACCACAAGGTTGCCGTAGCAAAGGAGATGCTTGTAGAAAGCATCCTGGTTGGTTGGCTGCAGCAGATCACTGGGCTTGAACCACACGCCCGCGAGCTTCGACAGCTCGAGGTACTTGCTGTTCAGGTACCACATGGGCGCATCGCCCGTGGTGCCAGTGAACACGTCCGCATCGTCGTCGAAGGCGACAGGAGCTCCCTTGAACATCAGGTTCTGGAACCCTGCATCGCCCATCTTCGTGTCCTCGTAACGGATCTGATCGGTCAGGAGAGCCTCATAGCTCTCGAAGCCAGTCTGAGTCGTCACGATGTTCGTCGGATGGTCGTTACCTTCTGAGACGGTGTTGTAGATCGTGCGCATATCTGCCAGCGCGAGGGTGTTGGCGGAGGTAGCAGGGGTCTGGGTCGAACGCCAATAGGCGTTCGCCGTGGCATCAATGTCGCCCAGGTTCCCCACAGAGGGGTTGCCTGAACCGACGATGCCAGCAAGGCCCATGAGGTCCTTGCCAGAGTTGCCCGAACCGTCGTCCCACAGCATCGCATTCAAGGCGTCAGCCATGGTCAGCTCGACCTGTTGCAGGCGTGCCTGCATCAGGGAAAGCAGCGCCTCAGAACTCTTGTTCTGAGCAAGCTCGATGCCAGTGAAATGCACCAAACCGTAGAACTGCTTCCAATCGAACTCAGCCGCACTGATACCCGTATTGGCTGCCGTCGCAAAGACGTCGTCGTCTTCGTAGGAGCCAACGTTGCTGTTGCCAGCGTAGATCAGGGGCTTCACGATGTTCGTGCCGCCGCCGAGATCGCGCGCAATACCCGCAGCCTTGATGATCCACAGGAGCACCTTGGCGCCGAAGACGTTGTCCTCCAGCTTTGGAGTGTAGTTCTTCAGCGTCGTGGCGATCAGACCTGTGGTCCCATAGGTCGGATTGCTCATCTTCGTCTACTCGTTTCAGTCGATGGTGGCTATTGCTGAGACAGCTCCACCGAAGCCATCTTGAAGGCCTCCTCGACAGTGTCGGGGATGCCAGGGGCTTCTGGCTGCAGGTCCTCCGCTGTTGCGCGAGAGGGCCGTGCGGGTGCAGCCTTGCGGCGCTGCGCGGCCTTCGACTGTCCGCCCCCGTTCCGAGACAACATCGCCTCGAACACGAGCTCCAGGTCACCGACGCCTCGGGTAGCCGCCTCATGCACGATCCGCTCCCGAAGGGTTGGCGGAATCGTGACGCCGCGAGCTTCCTCGATGGCCGTGAACGCCTCATTCGCTGCACGCTGGGCGGCAGCAACCTGAAGGTCCACAGTGCGAGGATCGGCCTGGAACCGCTCCTCGACACGTCGGTCGATCTCAGCCTCGAACTCAGCTGGCGTCTTGAAGTCCGCAACTTCAATCTCGCCGACAGGCTCGGCGCCTTGCTCCACGATCTGGGCCTTGACGGCCAGGTCGTAAGCGAATCTCTGCGGGTCTTTCAGGAATGCGGTGTAGAACGTTTGAGCGTCCTCAACCTGCCCCCTGTCGGCCGCCAACTCCTGCGTCTTCCGCGTGTAGTCGGCTTGCCGAAGGAACCCTTCAGATAGGTCCTTGATCGACACAGTCTCTTGACCATTGACAGTGTCAATGACCACTTCGGTGCCCCAAAAGTCGTCGCTTCCGACGAACTCTGCAACAGGGTCCGACGATCCCTCGTCGGACTTGTCGTCTGCATCGACCTCTGCGAGATCGTCCAGCAGGCTTTGAAGGTCACCATCACTGTCTGGATCAGCGTCCTGGTCCTCGGATTGATCTTGAGCTACAGGAGCTTGTTCCTCTACCGCGGGCGGATCCTCTTGGGGTTCGCCCTGGGAGGGGGCAACCCCGTCGGCGACCTCTCCCAAGGGCGCCTCGGCCGTCGCGGCTGTGAATGCCTCCTGAAGGCTCGCGATTTCGTCTGACACGAACACGTTCCTTCCTGAGATGCCCACCTTGGGCTTCTCAATAATGAAGGAGCACTAATGTCAACAGCCCCCCTTGCGGAGGGCTGTTGACGCGGTAGCGAGGTGGGCGCGATCCTCGCCTAAGCCTCAGGTGGTAGAGCTCCTGTATTGCCAGCGGTCAGGGCTGCGAGAGGGGCTTCGGCGTTGGGAAGTGACGGTAGACCCTCTTCGGGCGCAACACCCCCCGCTCCAGGCGGACCTGGCGGAAGGCCAGGCTGTTGCTGTTGAAGGGCAGCCTGAGGAGAGCGGAACATCCCCTCGATGTCGGCGATGCCCGCGGCCTCGAACCACAGCTCGTACGCCTTCCGCAGATTGATCGTCACGCCCATCTGGGACAAGATAGGAACGTTCTGTGTTAAAGCGAGAGCCATTTCTCTATACTTCTGCTCCCTGAACACAGGGTTCCGCAGCTCGGTTGAGTTCGGTTCGACCTCGACCTCGTACTCGCCAACGAAGATCTCCTCCGACGGGACCACGTCGATGCCCTGCACGTTCTCGCCCGCTGCTGCCGCCTGCTGTGCCAGCTCAGGCTGTCCCTGGACCGTATAGGCGTCAGCCTCGGTCAGCGCATCCTCTCGAGCGATCAGCTCAGCTTCAGCTCCCGTCAAGAAGAGGGCCATCTCGTCCACTTCGGTGTCGGGGAACACGTCCTCGGCGATACCGAGGATGACCGTGCCCAAGAGTCGCACTGCCCGTTCAACGGCGAGTAGCTTGGCACGGGTCTTGACATTCGAGGCGCCCTCGATGATGGACGCCTCTGTGGCGGTGCGTCGTATCTCAGGGGCGGCTCCCCGCTGATACTCGTTGACGCCAGAGATCTCATAGATGTCACGCAGTGCCTGGTCAGCCGAAGCGTATGCTTCAGGCGCCAGAGGCGCGACCGAGACAGGCCGCACGACGGAGTCGAGCGGGATGTCTCCCTTGATCGGTACCATCTCGCCCACGATGGGGGAGAGTAGCGCCGCTTCCGTGTCGTCCGCAATGGCCGACTCGCGGATCAGGTACTTCGCGATGTTGCGGCGACGGTGAGTGATGAGCTGGGAACGGGTCTTGTTCAGCTCCTGCTGGATCGGCCACAGCTGCTCGAGCTCGCCGAAATGGTAGGGATTGTGGGGGATGCGATAGTTCGGCAGCTGCACGATGGGTGGCAGCACCTCTTCGACCTTTCGCAAGGGCTTGTCGCCCGTGTCAGCGAAGGTGATCATCACCCTTCGCGTGATGTCGTAGAACTCGTACAGCGCAATCCAGTCCTCAGACGAGTCGCCCAGTCGCGCCAGGTTCGAGCGGTCGTTGGTGTCTTCAGTGGCAAGCGTGTCGATGTCGCCAAAGCCGAGGTCGTCCAGGTTGACGCCCTCGTAGACAGGATCGTTCTCCATCTCAAACTTGGTGGTGAAGATCCGCTGGCAAATCCAACGGGCGTTGCTGATCCCGTCCGAGAACGGGTCGATCCACAGGTCCCACGGGTCGATGCGGTCCACGTAGAGCTCAGCGACCTCGGCGAAGTTGTCATGCGACAGCTTCTTGTCGATGATCTCGTACGTGCCCTTCAAGTACCCATCGCCGACGATCAGGAAATCCACAGCAGCGGCCTCAAGGCCCACCTGTGACCCTGTCTTCTGTGACCGCCACTTTCGGTTCAGGAACGCCTGCTGAAGGCGCGCATTCCTGACCGTAGCGTCGTACGACAACGGCGTCACGAGGAACTGAGGTTCCTCGCCCGTGATGTAAGGCATGATCGTGTTCACCGTCGAGAACGACACGTTGATCGTGATGAGATCCGCAGATGGATCCTCGATATCCGTCTCATCCCACTGGTTGCCACGATACTGCGACTCCGATTGACGCCAAAGCGTCTCACGGGTCGACTGGCGGAAGTTCTTCCCCGCGTCCAGCTTCTGCCGACACTTGCGAAGCAGTTCCCCGTCGGCCGCAGAAACGTCTACTGCGTAGCCAACGATGTTCGGCATGACTATGCGGGCGCTGGGTAGCCGCTGGCCGCCTCGAGGCCAGCCACAGCGGCGATCGCATTGGTGATGTCAATCGCAGCTGTGCCCGTGATCTTGAAGACCACCTTGTTGGGCTGCGACAGGACTTCACTGGCGACGATCGGCGACACCGATGCCTCCCCGACGGTACCGAGCGCTTCGGCGGCCGAGATGTTCGTCTCAGCCTCGAGCAGCGTTGCGGTGCCCTGCGGGTCGAGTGCGATGGTTGCGGTTGCGTAACCGACTGCCATTCTGTCTCTCTCCTACTTGAGTGGATTGGACGTGGTCGGCGCCGTCGGCGTGGGCCGAGTAGCGACAGGTTCCACGATGTCGTACTTGAGATCGCTCTCATAGGGCGAACCGCTCGGGCCGCCCGCCTTCGCAGACGACGAGTTAGGCTTTGCAGGACCGCTGCCGTCGAGCGGGTACTTCCCACGCCGACCGCCAGTCACGCGAGGCGTCTGGTCGCCATCAGGCTCCAACTGTCCGCCGCGGGCGTCAACCGCCTTGCGTGACGGTGGGAAATCGGGTGTGAACCGTTCTGACATTGATTACCTCCTCAGAAAGCAAGCTGCCCTATGTCAACGCCAGTATTTCGATCTGGCGGTGGGATCCTGCCACCCTGCTGCCTTGCAGTCATCTCTTCTTTCCGCCACTCTTGAATGGTCGACCACGGCGCCGTGTTGACACGGCCGTATTCGATGGGCTCTTCCGACGAATGGGGCGCTTACGCCGCTTTCGTCTTGGTTTCTTAACTGACTTAGGCACTTTATGCCTTCTTTCCCTTGACCATCAGCGCCAATAGGCACTGGTGCTGCGCCGACGAGTGCGTCTGCGCCTACGAGTGCGCTTCGATGCCTTGGCGGTCCTGGTTGCCTCTTTGCCTCCAGGGCCCTTCCGACGGCCAGTGTGATGTTCGCCGCGAGACGACTTGCGCAAAATGCGGCCACGAGAGCCACCTCCGCCTCCAAGGGCGTCGGTCACCTTCTTGAATGGATTTTCGGGCATGATACCTCCTTCACTGATGAAGGTAGTCCGATGTCAACGGACCACCTCGAATGACTTGATGACCCGCTCGGGAGATCCCCTCTGACCGATCCCCTTCGACAATGCCGAGCCGAACTTCACGTCATCGTCCCAGGTGCCCGACAACTCGAGTACCTCACCGATCGTGGTCGGTCCAGGAATCGGGTCACGCCAGATGATCGGATATGAGCCGACATCGGCGGCAAGCTGAAGCCCAATCATGTGAGCGACCACCAAGTCATCGTGGTTCGGCGGCTTGGCGGAGTATCCGCCCTTGCCGTCGGCCAGGAAAGTGGTAGCCTCGTGGAGGAGCCTCGTGTCCCGAAGTGTCATGGCGCCATCGGCGAGGGCGCGGTTGAAATCCTGCACCATCTTGGGCTTCGTCGCCTTGTTCGTGAACCACCCGTACCGAGTCGTGCGGTCGCCACTCTTGATCTGGGCGATCGTATCCATGCGAAAGAGCCGCGGGTAGGCCCGTTCCTGGAGCTGCGCCAACGGCAGCAAGCCGTGGTTGTTCCGCTCCACGCCAATTAGGGCCACGTAGTACCAGTAACCGAGGAACTCAAGATGGTCAGCGAGGTCGGCGACAGGGACGTGCGCCTTCAACGTCGCCACCACCTCACGCTCATTCACATCCCACACTGCAATCGCCGAATAGTCGCCGTGCTCGAGCCCCTCCGACACGTCGACAGCGATGGCGAAGTTCGGTTCCCGCACCAGGAAGCCGTCCTCGTCGCGCTCGAGGTACGGGAGCTGCCACACATGGAGCTCCAGGTCGCGGTGATCGTTCTCGGGGATGGCGGAACGCATCACCATCTTGCCCCAATCCTGGTTCGAATCCTCCAGGTAGTCGCCCCGAACCTGCGCCATATCGAACCTGTAGGCGGGTGGGGCCCACGCCTGCTCGTCGCGCAGCTTGTCCATCAGCAGAGCGACCCGACCCGACTTGAGAAACGCCTCCTCAGGTGTCGACGGGAACTCCTGATAGAACAGGTGCGGCCGTGCGCGGTACTTGCGCTGCGTGCGCTTGTACCACACCTCGTCGCGGGCAGGATGCGCCGACCATGGATGGAAGGCGCCCTCCCACTCCGAGTCCTCCATCTGAGACTCAGCCCACGTCTCCTGGAAGAAGTTGCCTATCCCGTTGGCGGTCGAGAACATGAACAGCGGCCCATAGCACATCGGGTCGATCGCAGCGAACAACTCGTCAGCGTTCTCCATGAACGCCGACTCGTCCATCAAGGCCCCGAACATGGCACGTCCACGGCCAGAAGACGACGAAGACGGGATCGAAATGATCCGCGACCCGTTATCGAACTCGATCTCCTCGTTGTTCTGCCTCAGCACTTGCGGCCCACGCTTCAACAT